GTTTATGGTTATCCACGCAGAGGTCAACGCGTTACAGCATTCTGTGGGTAACGACTTGACGCTGTTTGTTACAAGTCAGCCTTGCTTGGCTTGCGCAGCTGCCATTGTTGCCAGTCAAAGGGTTTCTTGCGTTGTCATGCCAGTGCAGGGTAACTCTGGGCGCTGGAACGACTCGCAAAAAGAAGCAATCAAACACTTAACTAACAACGACATTAAGGTACAGTACAATGGCTGATGATGGAGAATACGCAAACGACAGCACTGAAACAATGCTCAGTGCAAAGCTTGCTAGCCGAGTAGTCTACACTGGTGTAAGTGCAGAAAACTGTGAAGAGTGTGACACCCCAATTCTGCAAGCCAGACGCAAAGCAATTCCTGGTTGTCAACTTTGTGCCTTTTGCCAAACCAAGCTCGAGCGTAAAACCAACGGGCGTAGACAGTGACAGACTTAACGCTAGACTTTACTCCGCAGAACACCGAGCCAAGTTGGCTTTTGCCTATTCCAGACGGATTGCCGTACATCAGCGCAACAGCGATCAGCCGTGTACGCGATGCTTTACCGGTACCAACGGAGTGTCCATTTTGCTCCGGTGAAGTAAAGCTAGTTAACAACCAAGAAGTCTACGGGCGCTCAGTCGGGCTTTGGCCGTTTGCGTACGCTTGCCAGGATGGTTGTGACGCGCACGTTGGTGTTCACGCTGATACCAATATTCCGCTTGGCATCTTGGCTAACAAGGAACTACGCACCGCAAAGCAGTGTGCAAAGCAATCCTTTCATGCTATGATGATAGGTTGTGGCATGTCACGACCTGCTGCGTACAAATGGCTGTCTTTAGCCATGGGTATACCTTTGCCTCAAACGCACTACGGCTGGTTTACACTGCCACAAGTGCGACAAGCACATTTACTAACTGAAGCTAAACTCAATAGGAACAAATAACATGTCTACGCTTGAGCTTGAACAAACTATTGCAGCACGCCGCGGTCGCTACGGTCCACTGATCGAAAGCGGCGAAGTGGCCATGAAGCTGGAAGACTACCTGCGTTCGCTTCCAGGTTGGCAAAACCTAGCGTACGACCAGCGCGAGTCACTTGCAATGGTTATGCACAAAGTCAGCCGAATCATGTGCGGCGATCCGGACTACGACGATAGCTGGGTCGACATTGCCGGCTACGCACAAAACGTAGTTAATCGTTTACGCGCCGAGCAAAATGCGCCAAAGCCAGAAGAGCCAAAGCCTAGCATTGACCTAGTTGGCACTGAGTTTCACGAAGCCCTTAAGGTGCACCATGCCGTTTGTGTAGCGGCTGGTACAGACACCAGCGCATTGGCCAAAGAAGTTGGCAGCTTGCTCAGCTCCGAGGTAAAGCTCAAGTGACTACCCAAACCCAAGAGCTCATTGAGCAGTGGCAACTCCTTCACCAGTCAGTGTCGCTAGAAAAGAAAGAACTGCCATTTCGTAATCACCTTGGCTTGAGCAATATCGGCGAGCCATGCCACCGCGCGATCTGGTTTGGCTTTCGCTGGACTACTCGTATGCAGCACCCGGCTTGGCTGGTGCGGCTGTTTGAGCGCGGCCACCTGGAAGAGCCGCGCTTCAATACCTTTTTGCGATCGGTAGGCATCAAGGTCCAAGACGTTCACCCAGAAACTGGTAAGCAGTTCAAAGCCAGCCGGGCGTTTGGCCATGTTGGCGGTTCTACCGACGGCTTTGCTTACGGCTTCGTAGAACACCCTAACGAGTGGGTGCTTCTGGAGATGAAGACCCACAGCTTGAAGTCGTTTGAGAGCTTGGTCAAGAAAGGCGTCAAAATCGATAAACCAAAGCACTTTGCCCAGGTCCAAGTCTACATGCGGTCCTTCAAGCTGTCCAAGTGTTTTTACATGGCTGTTTGCAAAAACAACGACAACCTATACTCCGAGTGGATTTACATAGACGAGGCATTTGCAGATGAAAAGCTTACTCTTGCGGACAGCATTGCAATGTCTCAGGCCGCACCCGATCGTGTTGCACTGTCGTCTACTGACTACCGCTGCCGCATGTGCGACCACCGAGGCGCTTGCTGGAATCGTGTTGACCCGGATGTTAACTGTCGTACATGTCATCATTCGTTTCCAAACGAGCAAGGTACTTGGTCATGCGCCTATAACGGCTCTAGCGACATTGATGCGTACAACCCGTGCGGTGCATATACCAAGCATGAAGCGTTCATCAAGCCTGAAGATATCATTATTTCGTTGAAGATGTAACAGTAAGGACCGCTATGAAAGGCAAGTTTATTCCACGGCCCTACCAAGAAGCCGCAGTCAATTATCTTTGGCAGGCGTTTGCAGAGCGTAGCGGTCACATTAATCCGTTGATTGTAATGGCAACAGGAACAGGCAAAGCAAGTTTGCTGGGCATGATTATTCGAGACATCTTTGCCAACTGGCCAAAGACTAACCGAGTGATTGTGCTTACTCACTCGCAAGAGCTTGTTGAGCAGGACGCCAAGTCAATTAAATGGGTTTGGCCAGCTGCATCGGTTTCTGTCTATTCGTCTGGCCTGCGTCAAAAGGATTTGACTGGCCGAACGATTGTGG